GGCCATCCGTTATAATATTACCGGATGGCCGACCGCTTCCACTCTCTTTCCTTTGGGACAGCTGGCGCGCACTATGTATTATGTTTACGTGGCATCATGTGGGTCGTTGGATGAATTCAATCGCGCGCCTTCATTTCAAATTAAAGTGTGTGTCCATACATCGAGAAATGTGTAATGACGTGGAGCGTTCTCCACCATTCCTGAATCGTTAGATAATTGTTTGACCAGGACCACAGCTGTCATTTGGGACCACACGTCCTTTGGGACCACCACTATAATGATAATGTTTCCTGTTATTGCGGTCCACGTGGTCCAATTAAATTGCACCTCGCGAGTCTACATATCCACAATTTTGAATATCCTATTCTATAAAATGGCTTCCATTTTTATATTCAAAATTATATTCACATCTCTTTTAATATATATTTATCTTTAAGCAATTTAATATGTATTCTACTAGATTTAGACGTGGGTTATCCTATGTTCCACGGCGTTATAATCCACGTAATTATGGTTTTAAACGTACATTCGTCGTTAAACGTGGTGATGCTAAACGACGTCAGACTCAAGTGAAGAAACTAACAGAAGATGTTAAAATGTCATCACAACGCATCCATGAAAATCAATATGGTCCAGAATTTGTCATGGCGCATAATACAGCAATATCTACATTCATCAATTATCCCCAACTGTGTAAGACTCAGCCCAATCGTAGTAGGTCATATATTAAGTTAAAATCGTTACATTTTAAGGGAACCTTAAAGATCGAACGTGTTGGGTCTGAGGTAAATATGGCTGGGTTAAATCCGAAGATTGAGGGTGTGTTTACTGTGGTTTTAGTTGTTGACCGTAAGCCACATTTGAATCCTACTGGTAACTTGCTACAGTTTGACGAGTTATTTGGTGCAAGAATTCACAGTCTAGGGAACTTAGCCGTTACCCCGGCGTTGAAAGAACGGTTCTACATACTGCATGTGTTGAAGCGAGTTATCTCCGTTGAGAAGGATAGTATGATGCTGGACCTAGAAGGATCCACTTGTCTCTCTAGTCGGCGTTATAATTGTTGGTCTACATTTAAGGACCTTGATCCTTCGTCATGTAACGGCGTCTATGATAATATAAGCAAAAACGCCATATTAGTTTATTATTGTTGGATGTCGGATGCTATGTCTAAGGCATCCACATTTGTATCATTTGATTTGGACTATTTTGGTTAAGAAATAATTGACTTGCGTAGTTTGCTCATATTTGTATTTTGTCACAAAATAAAATATTATTATCTTAGCGACTTCGGTTGTGTCGGATTACAATTACTGTTAATACATTCATGGACCGTAGTCCTTACAAGCTCATTCAACTGGGCCAAGGACATAGTTATATTTGATTGAGAGCGTGTTAGACCCACTTGTGATGCTGAATCACCTGGGTCCAAAACACTTCCGCCTAACTGATGAAGATCTTTATACGGATGTAATGCGCTATGTCCTTGGTTGTCAGCATCTGTGTGAGTGGTTCCTATGGTGCTTCTACAAGCCCAGGATTCACCTGGTTTTAATTCAATTGGGCCTGTAATGCCGAACCTTGACATGGATGCTGACCTCAATGGTTTTCTCTCCCACCTGCCGTAGTCCACATGTGTAAAGTCCACATCGTTATGGGTGAACTGTTTCGATAAAATCTTCACCGTCGGAGCCCGGAAAGGTATATCCACGGAGTGTTTAGCTGTGGACAACTTCAATTTCCCTTTGAACTTGGCAAAATGGGTGTTCTGATGTACGTTAGTATCGGAGACTCTGTAATATAGCTTCCAGGGTATGGGGTCCTTCAAGGAGAAGAAGGATGCTGAGAAATAATGGAGATCGATGTTACATCTTAGTGGAAATGTCCAAGAAGCTTGTAATGATTCATTGTCTGTCATTCGTTTGTCATGGATTTCCACTATGACCGACCCAGTGGCGTTTATCGGAACTTGCTGTCTATACTCGATAACGCAATGGTCAATTTTCATACAGCTACGACTAAGTCTGGCAGCGTACTGCGACGCCGTTGACGGAAATTGAAGTATTATCTCCGTTAAGTCATGAGAGAGCTGATATTCATCTCTATGTGACTCTATATAATTGAATGCGCTAGGAGGATTCGCCAACCATGAATCCATATATGAAAATTTGGCAGCGCACGTGAAGGCTTACGGAGTCTGAATCTGGTAATAAGAAGCTATACCTAACAATGTTAATGGTAATGAAAATGACAAATTACTATTTGCTGAAAGAGTTCAAAAATAAATGCTTACTTAGTTATTAAGATATTGCTATTAGCAGCAACAATATATGAGGAAACCGGTGAGGATGAAAGCAAAAGCGTCTTCAGAAGACAGAGCAGAAAGAATTGGTATGAATAATTAAATGAACAGGCAGTGTCGTTATATAGAAGATCATTGTGTTTTAGAGAGAGAAAATTTTGCAGTGGCATTTGTGTAATATGGAGGGGTACACCGATTGGAGCTCTTTAACCTGGGCTTATTGTATCGGTGTATTGGTAGCCAATATATAGTATATGGGAGTTATCTAGGATCTTCGTACACGTGGA